TCTTCGGGAGCAATTACTCCTTTGAGGATGAGTTGTGTCTTGAGAAGATCGTGGAAAAGTTCGCTAAATCTTTTACGAAGTCTTCCGATGAACTTACTGAACTTGAGTTCGTCACGTAGGACTTCAGTTGTTTTACCGAGGTTAAATCCTTTGTTATCGTCGGTAAGACGAGAAGGGGGAAGGTTGAGAGAGTTATAAAGCTTCTTCTTGAAATACTCAACATCTTTGAGTTCGCCTAGGTTTTGACCACCAGGAAGAGTTGTGATTTCAGTTCCTCTGCCACCTTCGCGGCGAGGAAGCCAGAAGTCTTCCAGCATACTCATATGCTTTTTGTCATCACGGATCTCACCAGTGCTAGCATCGTAAACTAGTTTGTTACGATAACGCGCCATCACGTCACGGAGATATTGTTCCGCTTTGACCTTAGGTAGATTGCCGACATCGATGTAGAAAATTCTACGCTCTGGAGCACGGGACAATCTGTAGATAACAAGAGAGTCTTCAATCATACGGAGTTGATTGAGAGACTTGATTGCTTTGTGTAGGAAACTCAATGGTTGTTTCTTGTTCAGATCCATTAGACCTGAGTTACACTTAGCAATAGAATCTGCTGCCATCTTGATTCCGTTTGAGGAAGCGAAATCAAATGTAGCGTTTACGGTCATGGCATTGGCATAACCTTTAGGATTGTAGATATAGTAATCAATGTAATCACCCCAGTCATACTCAAGAGCAGTTCCTTTTGCTCCTTGAGATGCTGCTTCTGGACTCTTAATCTTCTGTCTTACCTTACGTAATTTGAGAGGATCAATATAACGAAGTTCTAGGATACCTTTCTTGGGTTTGTCCAAGTCGATAACCTTATGATAATATGTACGACCATCGATGTACCAAGTCCGAATGATTTGGTGAGCATTCTTGTCGAAGTTTAAAAGTTTTTTGATGTAATTAAATTCATCACGGATCTTTTTCTTGACACCAGCACTGACATCAAGGTTAGATAATTCAATTTCAACAGGAGAATCATCAGCATCGCTGACAACAAACTCATTGACAATTTCGTCAATAGCAGAGTCACACTCTGGATGAAGCGCCATATCTCTATAACGCTTGATCAGTTCATATTCATTCCGACCCTGTGAGCCATCGACATCCACATATGTACCAAAATGACCCCCAGCGGCTACCGCTACGGAGTCATCTTGATTTGGTGGGATAGGGGATTGACCCCTATCCTCACCACTTTTATTAATAATAAAACCGAAGAGTTGACTCATCTCAATAGATCTATGTTCCTATAGATCTATTTATTAGATTAGAGAACGATCTTCTTCGAAGTACCAGTTCTGCCAGAGTCGCCAGCATCAAGAGGTCCTGTGGTAGCACCGTCAACTAACCAGTAAGCATACTGGAACTCAACAGTAAACTCTTCAATCTGATCGTTGCTGTCATAAGCAAGATCAATCTGAGATACGTTGGTTGGGAAGCAATGCTTGAGGATGTAAGATCTTAGGATCTGACCACCTTCTTCGCCATGCTTCTCAAGTTGCTTGACAGTAACTTCCGCCATGTAACCATTGGTTTCCTTGGTAGGAATAAAGTTAGGAGCGTAGTTACCTTCGTGGGTGTTCATCGACTCTAACCATGCTTCGAAGTAAGAGCGAATCTTCATGTCCTTATCGTTGAAGAAGGTAGCAGTCCAAGTATCGAAGGTACGATCACCAGCGATCTTGACGGTTCTACCACGGAAAGGAACTTCGATAACACCAAGGTTAGAAGCAGGTAGAGCGGCGGACTTACAAAGTACATCGACAAGAGTTTTGTCGCTTAGTCCAGCAGCTTCCCCACCGCCATCAGCGCCAGGGGTTCCGCCTTCTAGTCCGCCAGTAGGCCATTGAATATCAATGGCGAACATATTGGGCTTTACGCCTTGCCCAATATTAGTGATAAAGTCGTTAATTCTAGTTGCCATTTGTTTTTTCCTCTAATACGTTTGTGAAATTATTAATTATCAAGAACCGATAACTTCACTAAAGGAAACACCCGTCTTAGTTGCCGTTAAGGTAACTGAGATGTAGTTGATAGAACGGGTTGGTTTCATGTAGATTTCAGCAACAAACTCGTTACGATCAATTACCGATGGGGTGTTGTTAGATTCATCACAAACTACGAGGAAGTCGGTCACTCCTCTTCTTGAACGGACTTCGCCTAGGTATGAATTTAAAGCAGAAGCGAAACCAACTCTAGTAGCGGCATCGTTTTGCTCAAATAGTACACCCTTAGCAAGTTGTTCTGCTCTCTTCTGTACAGCGAGGAATAGACGACGAACGTTAATTCTATCGAAAGCAGAAGGTGAGGCGAGAGCGGTCTTATCACCAAACAGGATTACACCTGAACCAGGGAAAGAAACAATTGGGTTAACTCTTGCTTGATAGAGTTCGTCTCTATCAGCTTGACCTGGGTTGTATGCTAGTTTAACAGCATTTCTTAGACCACCACGGTTAGTGCCAGCAGGTGAGTACCAATCTTCCAGAGTAGCAGAAGTGGAAACACAGAGACCAGCAACGTCACCGTTACATGGGATCCAACGATATAGATCGTTGAAGCGATCATACATGTACTTATAACCACTATCAAACATAGCGTATGATGTGGAAGTTAGTTGATTGAAGAAGTTAATTGTATTTGTCTTCTGAGCGTTCTTAGAAAGAGCGCCGCCAGTCGAAGCGACTTGATTTCCTCTGTAAGGAGAAATGAAAGCAACACAATCCTTTCTGTTCTGAGCAACTGCCATGACCGAACCTGCTTTGAGAAGCGTATCGGTTTCGTCTGACATTGAACCACCCATAAGAACAAAGTCTACGGTAGCATCTTCTGTCTCGCTGAAGACTTCATAAGCAGTGTCAATTTCACCAGCGTCGTAATCATAGTCATCAGCACCAGCAGATAGAGTGAAAGCACCACCGCCACCAATCAACTGAAGTTTTCCAGTTACAGCAGATGACTCTTGACCCCATGCTGCTCCAGAACCAGTACCAGTCAGAGTGGCACCAGTGAAGACGTACTCAGAACCTTCGTTAATAGCAGTCTTGTAGTATGCTGCCTGACCTTCAGTTCCCTTACCGTCAGTTAGTTTGGAGAGATAGGTTAGACGCTCGATGATGGTGCCAGCAGTGCCGCTGATATCACCAGTGACATCAACAACAGCAACGTGAACTTCATCATATTCAACTCCTCTAGAAGCAGCGTAAGCAGAAGTGCCAGGGCGAGGACCGATGTTTGAAAGTTTTACACCAGAAACTGTAGCAGAAGCATACCAGCTAGAAGCAGATTCGATAGCGATATCTGGATCAAGAGCAGTTACGGTAACTAGAATGTCAGTACCACCGAATCCCGATCCAGCAGGAAGGTTAATTGTGTCTCCTACAGTATAACCATCACCAGGAGCAAGGAGATTTACGATTACAGCACCACCAGCGCCGCCGCCAGCGTCAGCAACTACAACCTGGAAAACAGCACCATTAACATCAGCAGGTAGTGTGTAAGTGCCAGGAGTTCTACCTGCTTCGATAACTCCATTGTGAGTGAAGGTTCCAATCTCGTTGCCATCTTCAAACGTATCAGAAGTGCTGATCAAAGTATTTGGATCAGCAAGAGCAATAGTGAGTTGTCTTGTAGCAGCGTCCCATGCCATTACATCAGCAGTAGCAGTGCCGCCAGCAGCAAGGTTGAATGAAACAGAAGATCCGATAACAGGGGTGTTGTCCCATCCAGCAGCAAGTGTTAGAACTTGGTCAGGACCACGGTCAACAACAATTACCTTAAGAGAATCGCCCCAGATACCAGGGCTTCTGGCAACAAAGCTTTCGCCAGCACCAAGACCAGCATCCCATTCTGCTTTGTTTAGAACATTGAGAGCAGCGTTTGCTCCAGTGTTAGCAGAGTTGGTGCCAGTTTCGGCACGGACTACAGCGAGTCTGCCGCCGTAGTTAAGGAATTCGGATGCTACAAACCAATCTTCAGCATTGTCTGATTTGGGGGCACCGAATGTATCTAATAGTTCTTTCTGTGAGCTGATAGTTACAATCTCTCCAACGGGACCTCTAGCAAAAGTTGAAGCAAAAGCACCAGTGATAGCACTAGTATTCGTTACAACAGCTGTAGTAAGGTCACGTTCTTTGATTACAATACCAGGCGAGATAAGACTTGCCATGAGTTTCTCCTGAGGTATCCAGATTTAATCTAAAAATATTTATGTTTTTGAACTCCTTGAGTGGGGAAACAAAACATGAACATCACCAATCAGGATAGTCCCACATCGAAGTCAGATCGTTTCTTTTTCTAGATTCTATTACTCTTTTGACAGTACACAATTTACATTCGTATGAATATGCTGACGCTACAGTTGCTCTATCTTTTCTTGTTAAGTAAAAATCATCCATCAAACTTTTGGTCTTGCCACAACTACGGCAAGTTCTTTCCTTGAATATTAAATGATCTAGAGAAAACTGATCTTCTAAATTCATTATCGATAGTCCCACATGTATCCTACTTCTTCTTGAGTATCTCCATACCAGACTGTACCATCCGTAACAAATCCTTCGTCACCCTCTAGACCTGTAGTGATAAACCCAAATGGTGCCATGTCTTGTTCAATTTGATTTTTCTGCTCATCGTAGATACGCTGACGGATATCATTGTCAGTCATTTCTTTAAAGTAATCTTGCTGGACCAACCAAGCAAAAATAACCATACACATTACAAGGTCATCGTGGAATCCATCATCTGCTTCGAATGATTGTTTCTTCTGGATAAACGTAGTCAACTCATTAATAATGTCATAGTCATTAAAGATAAGTTTGTCATCCTCAACGATCTGCTTGAGGTTGGCACACCCTACCTTCTTGACGGTCACACTCATCTTAACGCCGAGTTG